CGAGAACAAACCGGTTACGGTTACGTCGTTTTGCGGCGAGGTCGACTATCCGGGCGTGGTCAAGTACCACCTGCGGGCCACGCTTTACCAAACCTTCGACACCGGCGCCACCTACGCCACCCTCAACGCCGCCTTAGCGGCCTACAACGCCAACAACACGCCGGTCAACTTCAAGGCCCGCGCCCACGCCTCGCGGGTGGCGTCGGCCAACAACCCGATCATTTCCGGCCTGGTCATCCCGCAACCGTTCGACCTGATCGTCGGCGACGCCGGGTCGACCGCCGAGGTGGCTATCGACTGGAACCTGACCGGCCCGCCGAACGTCGACACCGGCGCGGTGGCCGCCACCGGCGCGGTGGCCGGTACGCCCGGGTATTTCACGCCGTCGGGCGCCACGGTACCGGCCAACCTGGCCGCCCTGTCGGGCGTCACCGCGTCGCCCGTCACGAACTGGACGACAGGCCAGTACGTGATAACCGCCGACCTGTTGGCCGCCAACTGGACCGGCGCGGCGTGGGCGGCCGGTAAGCACGCCTAATGGCCCAGGCCGTCGCCCAGGTGGTCGGTATCCGGGCGTTAGCGAAAGACCTTAAAGCGTTGGGCGACCCGGGCGGCCCGCTGCTTAAAGCCATGGTCGACGCCGGGCGCAAGGCGGCCGAACCGGTCGCCTCGGTGACCCGGGGCACGCTGCCCAGAGACACCGGGCGCCTCGCCGGTGACGTGCGAGTGTCGGCCACCCGGACCGGGGCGACGGTTCGTATGGGCCGGGCGTCGGTCCGCTACGCCGGGTGGGTTGAGTTCGGTGGTACCCGCAAGGTTCCCCACGTCTCGCACCGCGACTACCAACCCCGGGGCCGGTACCTGTTCCCCGCCGCGGTGATGGGCGCGCCGTTGGTGGCGTCGCTTTATACCAAGGCCGTCACCGAGGCCGTCGAAGGTTTCCACTGGACGAACGAAGGAGATTCGCCGCATGACTAACACCGAAGCGGTCGCGACCACCAACGGCGCCGCCGAACCGTTACCGACGTTGGTTACCGTAACCCAGGCGTTCGCGTCGCGCCTGCCCCGACAACGCGACCTAGACCTGTTGGCCCGGATCGAATCGATACCGTTCGGCGAGCTGGCCCAGAGCCAACCGTTTCGCCTGGTCGCCTTCCGGGCGTTGGTGCGCGACTACCCCGACCGGGACCCGACGTCGCTATGGTTGCACGCCTACGACGTCGAATGTGAAGTGTCCGAAGCTAGCCCTACGCCCGGGAACACGCCGACGCCGTCGCCTATTTCTGTAGGTACTGGCGTTGTTCCCCCGGTGACGTCGACGACATAGACGACGAGGTAATGGCGGCCATGGTCCGGGTTATGCAACAAGAGGCGGCCCACGTGCGCGCCGAGACGGCGAAACTGGCCCGGGCGGGACGGTAGGCGATGGCCGGGCCGTCGGTCGCGGTTCGCATACTGGGCGACATTTCGAACCTGGCCAACAACTTTAAGAAGGTCGGCGACCAGGCCCAGACGGCGGCCGGTAAGGCCCACCAGGCGTTTTCGGGCATGTTGGCGACACTCAACCAGACGGGCGTTCTAGGCCCGCTGGGCGACGCTATTAACAGTGTCGACCAGGCGTTGGGCCAACTGTCCGAACACGGCAAAGGTTTGTCGACGTCGTTTATGGCCGCGGGCGCCACGACCGCGGGCCTGGGCGTGGCGTTGTCGGCGTTGGGTTCGAAAGAAAAACAGAGTCAACAACAACTAGCCCAGGCCATAGCCAACACCGGCCAGAACTACGACGACTACGCCGGGAAGATCGACGGCGCCATAAAGCAACAAGAGAAGTTCGGGAACACCGCGGTCGCCACCCGCGAGGCGCTACAAATCTTGACCCAGGCCACCGGCGACCCGGCGAAGGCGATAAACCTGTTGGGCGAGGCGTCCGACCTGGCCGCCGCGAAACATGAGGATTTAGCGTCGGCGGCCACCGCGCTAGGCAAGGTTTACAACGGAAACACGAAGCTACTTAAAGAGTTCGGCGTACAGGCCACGTCGGTTGCCAAACTGACCACCCAGGCGGCGACGGCGTCGAAGGCGGCCACGTCGGCCGACCATAACTATTTCCTGGCGAAACGTTCCCTGGCCGACATAGAGGCCATAGACGCCGGGAAGAAAAAGTTAACGGTCGGCCAGACGATCCAACTACACAACGCCGAGTACGCCGTAGCCCAGGCCGCCATCGCCGACCACGCCGCCCACCTGAAACTAGCCCAGGCCCAGGACGCCGTACGTAAGGCGACGTCGGGTCACGGCACCGCGGTAGACCTGTTGGGCGCCAAACTTAAAGGGCAGGCGGCGGCGTCGGCCGACACGTTCAGCGGCCACCTGAAAGCCATAAAAACCGAGATAGAGGACCAGGTCGCCACGTTCGGCCAGAAGTACGGCCCGGCGTTAACCGGCGCCGGGGCGGCGCTAACGGCGTTGGGTTCGGTTATGAAAATCGCCCAGGCCGCCCAGGCGTTGTTCACGACGTCGACGGAGGTTCAGACCGCGGCCACCGAGGCCCAGGCGACCGCCGAGGACGTCGCCGCGGTGTCGACGTGGGCGGCGTTGGCGCCGATACTGCTAATCATTCTGGCTATCGGCGCCCTAGTCGCCGCCGCGTACGTGATTTGGCGGAACTGGAAAACCATATGGGCCGATATGAAAGCCATAGTCGCCGACGTGTGGAACTGGATTCGCACCAACTGGCCGTTACTTCTCGGCATCATCACCGGCCCGATAGGCCTGGCCGTCGTGGAGGTGGTCAAACACTGGAACGACATTCGTAACGCCGCCATCGCCGTCTGGAACTGGTTAGCGACCACCTGGTCGGCCGTGTACGGGTTTATCGCCAACCCGATTAAGCAGGCCATTAGCGACGTGACCGGTTGGTTTAACGGCCTGGTCGGTACGGTGTCGTCGATAGCGGGCGCCGTCGGGCGAACCTTTAGTGGTATCGCCTCGACGATCAGCGGCGCCTTCCATTCGGCGTTTAACGCCGTCGCCAACATTTGGAACAGTACCGTCGGGTCGTTGTCGTTCCATGTTCCGAGCTGGGTTCCGGGCCTGGGCGGCAAAGGATTCGACGCGCCGAAGATACCGGTAATGGAGCAAGGCGGCCTGATAACCCGGACCGGGCTTATCTTCGCCCACGCCGGCGAGGCGATAACCCCGGCCAAACACGTCGGCCGCATGGCTCCCGCGGTGCATATCGAACACGCGTCGTTCGCCTCAGAGGTCGACGTCGAGCTGTTTATGCGTCGGGCGGCGTGGGCCGTCCAGGCGTCGAAGGTTTAGACCGGTGTCGGCGGCGTTCACCTACCCGAACGTACGGCGGGCATGGTTGGTCCTGGGCAATACCACGGTGCAATTGGAGAACCCGCCCGGTGGTTGGTTTTGCGAAAACCTGGACCTGGGCCTACCGACGGTCCGGGCCGTCACCGCCACCAAACCCGACGCCGACGGCACGATCGACCGAACCCAGTATTTCGGCGACCGGGCCGTGACTATCGCCGTACACGCCTTGGTCGGCGCGGGCGCCCGGATCGACGCCGTGGCCGCCATGTTCGCGCCGTTTATGGTGCCGTCGGCCCGGCCGGTGCTGCATTTCGTCCTAGACCGGCCCGGCGTCGCCGAACGGACCGTGACGCTACGCCCGGCCGGGTTTAGCTGGCCGATAGTCGGCAATAGCGAACGGAACATACAACTACAGTTCGTGGCGCCCGACCCGGCCATCTACGACCCGACGGTAAGAAACGTTCCGGCGTGGTCCGGGTCCGGCCTGGCCGGTGGCCGAACCTACCCGTTGGCGCCGCCCAGGTCCTACCCGGCAGGCGCGGCCGGGCCGTCGACCGGTGTTATCCATTCGAACGGCGACCTACCGGTACGGCCTCTGTTGCGTTTCTACGGGCCGGTGACGGCACCGGTGGCCACTATCGCCGTACCGGGTATACCGGGCGTCACCTACACGGTCGGTTTCCTGTCGACGTTCACCCTGGCCGCCAACCAGTACGTCGACGTCGACACCGCGGCCAAAACAGCCTACGTGAACGGCGACCCGACCCAACCGGTTCTAGGTCAACTGAACTGGGCCCCGCTTACCTGGCCGGTGTTACCCGTAGGTGTCGACAACACGTTGGCCATGGGCGGGTCGTCGACGTCGGGCGTAACCCAGGTCCAGGCCATATGGCAGGACAAGTACCTAACGTGACCCAGGCGCCGAGCTCGGAGCGGGCCGCGCCCGGTACCTACCCGATACCCGCGGGCCGTGGCCGGTGGCGGGTCACGTTGCACCAACGGGCGTTTACGTCGGCGCCGCCGACGTGGGACCGCACGATTGTCGCCGAGCTGGTAAGCGCGCAAGGCCGGAAACTTACCCAACAGTGGAACACGCCCGCCCAGGCCGATTTCAGCCTGGACGGCCGGTCGCCCGAATGCCAGACGTTGGCCGAGCTCGCCCAGGACGTGTACCTATGGCGCTGGGACGACACCACCGGCCACGACGTTTGTGTGTTCCGCGGTGTCGTCGACCATACCCAGGACACCGTCACCGAGGACCAACACACTGTCGCCGTCACCGCCCACGATTACCTAGGCGTGTTGGGCCGCCGATTCATACGACCCGCGGCCCAACAGTCGTTTATCAACGCCGACCAGGACACGCTAGTACCGGCGTTGCTGAACTACGGCAACGGTGGCGGCAACACCGACCTAGACCCGGGCGCGTGGATACCGCTGCAGGCGTCGCCGGTGAACCCGGACGGTTCGCCCCGCGGCCCGTCGGGCCAACTGTTGACCCGGAACTACCTGGGCGGCCAACCGATAGGTTCGGCGTTGTCCGACCTGGCCATGTTGGCGCCGCCCAACGGGTTCGACTTCGACGTACAACCCGGCGCGGTGGCAGGCCTGGGCAACGACGCCCTACGCGTGTTCTACCCGAACCAAGGCGTCGCTAGAACCGACGTCACCTTGGAATACGGCGCCACCGTGGCGAACCTACAACGAACCGTCGACTCGACGGCGTATTCGAACTATGTACGGGTATTGGGCAACAACCAGAGCACCGACCCGACGGTGGCCCAACTGATCGCCGAGGCCAACAACGCCGACGCCGTGAACCCGGTGGTCGGGTTGTGGCCGCTGTCGGACAACGCGTCGTCGGTTGTGCTACCGACCACGTTGGCCCAACACGCGGCGGGCGACCTGGACCTGTACGGCACCCTAACGCCGACCTACGCCCTAGGCCTTACGCCCGGGTGGTACACCTTCGGTTACCCGCGTATGGGCGACACCGTGCCACTGATCGTGAGGTCGGGCCGTCTGAACGTGAACACGTCGGTTCGTGTCGTCGGTATCACCTACGACATAGGCGACGACGGGCAGGAGGACGTAACCCTGACCGTGGGCCAACCGTTGCAAACACTGGCCAACCTGTTACACCAAACCGCCACCGACGTAGGCGACCTAGTCAGGAGGTAAACCCGCTATGACCCGCTATACGCCGCAATATCTACAGGCCGGGTCCTACGCCGCCAGTCAGGATCGCCGAACCTTCCAAAACCTGTTCGGCGGCGCGGCGTCGGTCGGCCTGGCCGTGTCGCCGAGCTCGGCGATGGTCCTGGCTATCGCGCCGGGGCAGGTGGCCGTACCGTCGCCGAACAACACCGGGTCGTCGTTGTGTACTTCCGACGCCGTCGAAAACGTGACCATCGGGACGGCACCGGCGACCAACAGTCGTATCGACCTGGTCGTGGCCCAGGCCAGAGGCGCCGACCTGGACGGCGGCGCCAATAACGATTTCGTGTTTGCGGTGGTCGCCGGGACGGTGGCGGCGTCACCGGTGGCACCGGCCGTACCGGCCGGAACGGTGGCGTTGGCTCAAGTGTTGGTCGGTACCAACGTGGCGTCGATTACCGCGGGCAATATCACCGACGTCCGGCCTCACGGCATCGGCATAGAGGTACCGGTCGCGGCGGGCGCGCCGTTGGCATATTTCGCCGACCCGCTGGGCGAGGTTTGGGTATCGAAAGGCGGCGTAAACGGTGGCGCCTGGCGTAAGGCCCGCGACGTGTTGGTATCGCGGGTGGCGCGCGGTACGACGGCCTGGACGGTCGCCGCTAGCGCGGTTTGTCCGTTCGACACCGTGATTGACGACCCTTACGGCCTGTTCAGCACCGGGACTAACCAGTGGGCGTTACCGGTGCCGGGCCTGTGGCGTCTGGCCGGTCAGGTGGGCGCCACCGCGGCGGCCGCCGGTACCTGGGTGATGGCCGCCACCCGCTGGAACGGCAACATTCTGCATACCACCTACGCCGCCGCGGGCGGCGCCTCGCAAGGCGTGACCACCCATACGTCGGGCCTGTTCCGCTCCGCGGCGCCCGCCACCGATAACGCCGCGGTTATGCAAGCGGCGTCGGCGTCGTCGCCTGGTATGACTATGTCGGCCGGTAACGCCTTGGCCTGGGGCGACCTGAAATACGAAGGATCCGGATAAGAGAGGAAAACCAACCGTGACCGATACCGACCCGACCGAACCCGACCAGGACGGCGAACCGACCCAGGAGTGGCCGCCAGAGGCGCCCGACCCGACCGACGAACCGGCCCACGAACCGGTCGCCCGACCGCAGGCCGAACCACCGGCCGACGATGCTTAGACGGTCGCCGATACCGTCGCCGAACTATTCGGGCCGCGGCGGCGCCGCCGTCCGGTTGATCGTTCTACACACCGCGCAAGGCGCCCGGACGTTCGCCGAGCTGGGCAACTATTTCGCCAACCCGGCGTCGGGCGTATCGTCCCACGTCGGTATCGACGACACGCCCGGCATGGTCGGCGAGTACGTCCGACCCGATTACAAGGCCTGGACGGCGGCCGGGGCTAACCCGGTGGCCGTCCAGGCCGAGCTATGCGCCTTCGCCGAATGGTCGACCGACGAATGGTTGCGGCACCCGGCCATGCTCGAGAACGCCGGGCGGTGGGTCGGCGAGGAGGCCCGACGGTTCGGCATACCGTTAACGGTGTTAAGCGCGGCCGAGGCGCAATCCGGCGAGGCCGGTGTATGCCAACACGTCGACCTAGGGTCCTGGGGCGGTGGCCACTGGGATTGTGGGCCTGGGTTCCCTATGTCGTATGTGATGGGCTACGCCGGGCCGCCGACGCAAGAGGTACCGGCGATAACGAACGGAGGAAACATGATCGCGTCGACGTCAACCGGCGCCGGTTACTGGACGACCACTCGCGACGGCGCGGTGTACGCCTTCGGCGATGCCGCTTACAAGGGCAACGCCCTAGGCCACGTGACCGGCGAAATAGTCGGCATCGCGGGCCGGTCGAATAACGGGTACTGGCTACTCGCCTCAGACGGCGGCGTGTTCGCCTTCGGGTCGGCGGCCTACGAAGGCGGCCCGGACCGGGTCTAGTCGGGATTCAATAGTCATGAGTCGTGATTTACGACTCTTGAATTGCCGCTAGTCCTGGTACCAAACCTGGTACCAACCCGGGCCGGTTGGGCCTGTTCCTGGGTGTAACAGGCGAACAGGCGACTCGCTAAGGCCCAGGTCAGAGGCCCGCCCGGACACCCAGGAACAGGCCGGTTGACACTCTCAAGGTGGCGACACGGGTTCGAATCCCGTTGGGGCTGCTGGGTTGTTCCAAACTTGGTACCAAGTTTGGTACCACCTGGTACCATGGAATCTCCACCAACCACTACGGAGGTTCCACCGAATGGCTACATATGACGACAAGCGGCAGGCGTGGCGGCTTATGGCCGACGCCGCCCGGCCGGGCGAGAAACGACGCCGGGTCGTTCGCCACCGTTCCGACATAGCCAAGCGCGACCGCCGCGCCGCCGAGGCGGCCGAGCTGGTCCTACGGGCCGAGGTCGCCGCGCAGCGCGACAGCGAATACGGCGCGCCCGGCACGTTCGCCGAGTTCGCCGCCCAGTGGGTCGGCCTGAACCGTAACCGGTGGTCGCCGACCACCCTGGAAACCACCGAAGGCGCCCTACGTGGCCATATCAACCCGCATATCGGCCACCTACCGGTCGACAAGGTGACGCCGCTACAAATCCAGACCATGTACGCCGCCTGGGAGGCCGACGGGTACGCGCCGCCGACCCGCCTACGGTGGCACCGCATCGTCAGGACCATCTACGGCAAGGCCGAACGCCTGGGCGCCGTCGAACGGTCGCCCATGGCCCGGGTTGACCGTACCGGCGACCGGGCGTTGGAACGTATGTCGATACCCACGGCGGCCGACATTCGCCGGGTTATCGACAAGGCGGCGTCGCCGTCGGCGGGCGTGTTCTTCCGGTTGGCCGCCACGACCGGCGCCCGGCGCGGAACCCTGATCGCCTTACGGTGGTCGACGGTCGACGTCGACGCCGGAACCATCACGTTCACGCACGCCATGGCCCGCGACAACGCCCACGCCGACCGCCAGAGGCTAAAGGCCAACAAGGGCGGCAAACCCTACACCGTCGCCTTGACGCCCGACACCGTCGACGCCTTACGCGCCCACAAACGGCGGGCCACCGAGACGGCCATGGCGTTAGGCCTGGGCGCCCGTCTGGGCGACCTGTTCGTGTTCAGTTCCGACGGCGGCGAAACCGCCTGGTCGGTTGAGTACGCGTCCCACGCCTGGCTATACGCCGCCCGCAAGGCGAAGGTCAAGTGTCGCCTTCACGACCTGCGCCATTTCGCCGCGTCGCAACTGCTAACCGCGGGCGGCCTGGGCGCCGGTGAGGTCGCCGCCGTGTTGGGTTGCACCGAGGCGAACGTGATAACCACCTACTCCCACCGGGTGGCCACCAACACCGCCGAACGGGCCGCCGCGGCCATGGCCGCGGTGATGGCCGTCTAGACGGCACCGGCGCCGGGTGAACTTCCCCTCACCGACGCCGGGCCGCCGACGTGACAGGCTGCAAAAACACGCCGCCCGGACCGTACAGGTTCGGGCGGCGTCGCGTCCAGAGGCCCGCCCGGACCGGTGGCAGAGGTTCCACCAACCACCAACCGGGAAAGGTTCCGGGCGGGCCGACCGACAACGCTACTGGCGCGGCGGCGCGGTAACCGGCAACCCCAACGCCCGGCGAAGCTGGGCCGTGCGGACGATCCACCGGCCGCCGAGCAGTTCGGCCGGAACCGGCAAGCCACCCGCGGCGGCCAACCGGTAGGCGGTGGTCCGGCCGATACCGTAGGCCCGGGCCGCCGTCGGCCATAGGGCGACGGTCGGTTGTTCGTCGGGCCACGGTATGGCCGTAGCCTGATTCGGGGGGGGGGGGCGTGGCCGGGTCGGTTGGTGCGGGCCGTCGTCGCGCCACCGTTTTAGGAACGCCGCCCAGTCGGCCCGTTGGTGGGCGTAGGCGTCGACACCGGCGTTGGCGACCCGCCATTCGCCCAGTTCCCTACAGGCGGTGATCAGGTCGTTCAGGTCGGCGGCCGACACTATGCCACCGGCCAACGCGACGTCGACGACCCGGCGAATACTGGACCGGAGCACGCCGACGCCGGGCGGTTGGTGTTTGTCGGCCTCGACACGTCGGATCAGGTCGGCGAGCTGGGCGCGCCGGGCTAACAGTTCCCGCCGTGGTGGCGTCACTGTAGGGACTGCTCCATGACTAACCCCCCGGTGTCAGGTCGGGTTATTTCGGATCACCCTGGACTGTTTAGGGCGTATAAACCCAATCTAGGGCGGGTATCTATTGTTAGTCAACCGTCACTAGGTGTAGCGATTATGCGTATGGGCGCACCGTCTATACACATAAACCACGCCGACCGTCTGGCCATGGGCCGCAGAGTACGCGCCGCCCGGATTCGGGCCGGGTTGACTTACGCCCAACTGTCGGCGGCCATGGGCGTATCGGCCCAAACCGTCGCCGACTGGCAAAACGGCGGCCGACCCGACGACGCCGAACGCCGGGCGAAGCTATGCGAACTACTCGACGTCACCGAGGCCGAACTATGGGCCGAATACGAAACGGCGTTGGCCGCGGCGTCGACGCCGTGACCCAGGCCGGGCCAATCGAACAGGCCGTAACCATCGCCTTAGCGGCCACGTTGCCGACCGTCGTCGACGCCCTGGCCGCCATGGGCGGGCCTAGGGCCTACTCGGTCGAACAGATCGCCGAACGCCTGGACGTGTCCCGCCAAACCATCTACCGGTTGATCCGAAACGGCGACCTGGCCGCCGTCCCGCACCTGACACCAATACGAATCGCGGCGTCGACACTCGACGATTTCCTACGGGCGCGCGATGACTAGGACCCGCCAGAACACCGCGCTTAGAGGTCTAGGGAATCAGGGACGCGGTGACGGTTCGGCGGCCGTTCGACGCGGCCCGGGTCCACTAGAACGGTGCCCAGTCTGCGGCGGGCCGGGTCCGGTCGAAGGTATCGAACACGCCCGGTGTTGCGAACCGTCCTACGTCGACCTCGAGGTTTGGCCGTGACCGCCGACGATTCGCTATTTCGGGTGGCGTTGGCCGACATCGCCGAACTACGCGACGACCTGGCCGACTTGCGGCAAGAACTGGGACACCTGGCGCAAGAGTTAGAGGCCCTACGGCGTCGCTACGCCGACCACGTAAGGAACCACGGCGCGTGACCGTCGAACCGTACGGCGCCGACCGTCTGGACATATTCCGCGCCCATTTCGCGCCCGACGCCACTAACGCCGAGCTGGAACTATTCGCCAAGGTTTGCGAACGCCTGGACCTCGACCCGTTCGCCGAACAAATCGTGTTAATCGGCCGGTGGGATAGTCGAGTAAACCGGGTGGTACACCGCCACCAGGTGACCGTCGCCGGGCGTCGGGCCATAGCGGCCCGCACCGGGCGCCTGGTACGGGTCGACGGCCCGGTATGGTGCGCGCCTCGCAACCCGCCGAAGGTCGGCCCGTTGGTTTGGGACGACGTCTGGACCGGCGAAAACAACGACCCGCCGTACGCCGCCCGGGTCCTGATTTACACGCCGGAATCGGGCGACCAACCGGCCGCTAACGGCACCGCGAAATGGTCGGAGTTCGCCCAATACACGACCACCAAACGTGACCAACTGTCGCCGCTATGGCGGCGTATGCCTAGTCATATGTTGGGCAAGGTCGCCGAGTCGATGGCCCTGCGGCGGGCGTTCCCAGAGGTCGACCGGGTTATCGGCGACGCCGCCATAGCGGGCGGCCATTCGATACGCCCGGTCGACGAGATAGACGCCGACACCGGCGAAATAACCTCGACGGTCGACGAGGCCGAGGCGACACCCGACGCCCGGCCGACCAACCCGGACCGTGTACCTGACCACGTTTACGACGACGCGCCGGAGGCGCAGAGGTCGCTACCCGACCAGGCGTACCGATACGACCCGGCCGACGCCGAACCCTACTAACCGGGAGGTTCCACCTATGGCGAAACGGAAATACCTCTACCTATTGACGGTGGAGGTCGAACGCGACGGCCCACGGCCGGAGCTCGACGACGACGAGGCCGACTACCTGGCCGAGGACCTACGCGAACAGACCGACAGTATGGAGATTTGGGTAAACGACACCTGCTATTCGGTGACGGTGGTTAACGGCCCGAACCCGGTAGAGGTCGCGAAATGATTTGGTTCGTCGCCGGTTGGGTCGCCGGTGTCGCCTGTTCGTTCGGGTGGGCGGCGATAGTCGTTCACCACCACCGGCGCGGCGCGCCGGTCAACCAACTGGACGCCTTGCGGCGTATCGCCCGCCGTGACTAGCGCACAACACAACACCGAGGCCGAGCTCCGCGACCGTCTGTTGACCCAGTTAGGCACCTATAACGCCAACCTCACAGAGCTAAACGTCCCCGTACGGTTCACCATGGCGTCGGCGAGACAAATGGACCTGGCCAACCTGCGCGCCGCGGTTCGGATAACCGAACAACACCTAGTCGACAGTTCCGCGCTATTGAACGAGGCCGAAGGCGGCACCTCGCGAAGGTCTAAACCGTGACCCGCCTAGACAATTGCCGGTCGTGTAAGGCGCCGGTCGTGTGGTTGACGATACGCCCGGGCGGGCGGCGTATGCCGATAGACCCGGACCCGGTCGACGACGGCAACATAATGGCCGACCTTAACGCCGCCGTGGGCGTGGTCATGTCGGCCGAAACTGTCGCCGTACTACGCGAGGACGACTCCGACGAACCGTTGTACCGGTCGCATTTCGCCACCTGCCCCGACGCCCGAACGTGGCGGCGAACATGAGAGCGTTAACGGCCCGACAGGCGACGGCGTGCGAACTGTCGCGGACGCCGAAGTACCGGTGTCGGTGTCGTTGTGGCGGCCTCTGCCACGGCCGCGGGCAATTGCAGGCCTACACCGTCGGCCTGGACGAACACGACCCGCACCATGTACGGCCGAAGTTATCCACCGAAAAAAAATAGCTGGGGAAATTGCCTGTGAGGTTAAGCACAACGCCTGTGGATTGTTACGCCCAGGTACACCCAGGCCCATATCGCCTGTTGACAAGCGTGTGCATAATCGCGGCGAAAAGCCGACGCCTAGCGACGCCGCTAAGGCGGGCGTCGAAGCGTTTTCGGCCTGTTGGGTGAGATGGTTAACACCGGCGATGGTCCGCGCTCGTTCGGCGAATCCGCCACTATCAACCATCACCGCGGACAGGATTACGCCGTGAGACTGGCCTACGCCGACCCGCCGTACATCGGCCGCGCCTACTACTACGACCACCCGGATACGCGCACCTGGAACAACCCGGCCGAACACGCGGCGCTAATGGCCCGCCTGGCTATTGATTACGACGGTTGGGCGTTGTCGTGTCACGCGCCCGCCTTGCGTATCCTCTGGCCGGTCGCACCGGCCCGGGCTCGAGCGGCCGTCTGGGTCAAACCGTGGCGGGCCGGTCGCAAAAACGTTCGGGTGGCCTACACCTGGGAGGCGGTCATATACGTACCGGCCCGCGACCGCACTAGCGAAGGCGCCCAACCGACACGCGACCATCTGAACGAACCGACGACGATAGGCACCGGTGTAGTGGGCGCCAAACCGGAGTCGTTCTGTCGTTGGGTACTCGACCTAATGGGCTACGTCGACGGCGACGAAGTAACCGACCTGTTCCCAGGTTCGGGCGTTATGGACCGCGTCGTAGCGCAGAGGTCGCTAGTGCTTACTAGCGACGACGACGCCGACGAACAACTGGCGTTGTGATTCGTTGCCGCGTCTGTTGGCGTACCTTCGGTGGTCGTATGACCGAGGCGTTACTACGTGGTTGGGCGGCCAGACTGAACCGTGACACCGACGGTTGGTCGTGGTTGTGCGCCGGTTGTCGTCGGCCTGGTCGTTGGCCGTGACCCACAACCCGTACCATTCGGGCCTGTACCAACGCAACCGGCGCCTAGTGCTGGCCGAGGCTAACGGCGTCTGTTACGTGCCGGGTTGCCGTCGCCTGGCCACGACGGCCGACCATATACAACCGTTGGCCCATGGTGGCGGCCATGGTTTAGATAACCTGCGCCCGGCCTGCCCACGCCACAACAGTAAAGGCGGCGCGGCGATCGCCAACGCCCACCGGGAGGCGAAAAAACTGGGGCGACGGTCCCGGCGATGGTGACCCGGTGGCCGTTTTTCTGTAGGAATCGCCCGCGCATCACGAACGCCGTACTTTTTGCGCGCGGGACCGAAAACCGCCGAGGTCGGGCCGAACCAGGCGCGAACCGGGCGCGGCCGGTGGATAATCGGGCGTAATGACGGCACGAAAAGGCGGCCTGTATCCGGCGGCCCGACGGTCGGTCGCGGCGCTACGAAAAGAGGACCGTCTAGACCCGGCCGACGAGGTGACCGCCGAGCTGGTCCTACAGATGGCCCGGCGCCTCGACGCCGTCGGGCCGGAGGTCGGCCCGGCCCAGGTGGCTAGCCTGGCCCGCGCCCTACTGGCCGCCGTCAAACACCTAACCGGTGGGACTAGTGACGATACAGACGCCGTCGCCGACCTACTCGCAACCCTGTCCGGCCCGCTGGGCGACACGCCGAACGCCTGACCGGCCGTCGGTCGGGTGGCGTATGGCCCGCATCGCCGCGGTGATGGGTTCGCCGCTAATGCCGTGGCAACGCGACGTCGTCGACGTGGCGGGCGAACTGTTGCCGTCGGGCCTACCGGCCTACCGCGAGGTCCGGGTTACCGTCCCCCGGCAGTCCGGTAAGACAACGTTGGTGCTGGTCGTCCAGGTCGACCGGTCGTTGTTCTGGGGTAGGCGCCAACGGTCGCTATACGCCGCCCAGGACCGCAACAACAGTCGGGCCAAATGGGAGGAACAAACCGAGATCCTGGCCGACACGCCGTTGTCGCGCCTGTTCCGCACCCGACGCCAAACCGGTTTAGAACGAACGATTTGGGTTCCGACCGCTTCGACGGTCGGCATCACCGCGTCGGGCGAATCGTCCGGTCACGGCCAAACCCTGGACCTGGGCATAGTCGATGAGGCGTGGGCGCAAAAAGACGAACGTTTGGCCCAGGCGTTTCGGCCTGCCATGCTCACCCGACCGGCCGCCCAAATGTGGGTCCTGTCGACGATGGGTACCGAAGAGTCGACCTTTCTACACGACCGCGTCGACGACGGCCGCGCCCGGGTGGAGGCGGGCGAGGCCCGTGGCGTGTGTTACTTCGAGTGGTCGGCGGGCGACGACGACGACCCAGACGACCCGGCGACGTGGTCGGCGTGTATGCCGTCGTTGGGCCATACCGTCGACGTGGCGACGATCCAGGCCGACCACGACGCCCTAGACCCGGCCGAGTTCGCCCGCGCCTACCTGAACCGTCGGGCCGGGTCCGGGCGTCCGGTTATCGACGCCGCCACCTGGGCGGCGTGCCGTGACCAGACGTCGCGCCTCGCCGGGTTGGTCACCTTCGCCGTCGACGTGACACCCGACCGCTCGGCGTCGGCGATAGCGGCGGCCGGGTGGACGGCGTCGCGGCGCCGCCACGTCGAGGTCGTCGACCACCGGCCCGGTACCGACTGGACGGTGGAACGTGTCGCCGAGCTGGTCGCCCGGTGGTCGCCTCTGTCGGTTGTCGTCGACCCGGGCGGCCCGGCCGGTTCGCTAATGGTCGACCTGGCCGCGGCCGGTGTACCGACCGAGACGACCACGGCCCGGGAGTACGCCCACGCCTGCGGCATGTTTTACGACGCCGTCGTGGCGGGCGAGGTCGCCCACCTGGGCCAACCGATATTGACTAACGCCGTCGCCGCGGCACGAAAACGACCGCTGGGAGACGCCTGGGCATGGGCGCGCCGGGCGGGCGGCGACATTTCGCCACTGGTCGCCGCGTCTCTGTCACACTTTGGGCTAGTGAGGTCGGGCCACGGCAACCCGCAAATCCTGTAGGTGAACGTTCGCCGCGTCGCCGTCGGCGCCCAGGTGGTCGGCGTGATCCTGGTCGCCGTCGGGTTCGGCCTGTTGGCCGCCTGGGCCGGTTTAGTGTCCGGTGGTTTAGGCCTGGTCCTGTTGGGCGTCGCTAGCGAGTTAGGCCCCGAGGCGGGCGCCTAATGGGTTTAGCGGCGTTTCTGGGCCGTTCGTCGCCGAACGTGGCGCCCGGGTCGAAAGGCGTCCCGCCGTCTGGGTTTACGGCCGGGCCGGAACAGAACTGGCCGCCGACCGTCACCCTGCCACCGGCGACCGAGGCGACGGCGTTATCGGTTCCGGCGTTTTGGCGTGGACACGCCTACGTCACCGCGACGGTCGGCATGTTGCCGACCAACGTGTACCGCGGTACCGACCTGGTCGACCCGCAACCGGCCGTTATACGCCAACCCGACCCGACACAGTCGCCTATGGCGTTTTGGGCCGGTGTCGCCTCGTCGCTAACCCTGTACGGCAACGCCATAAACCTGGTCACCTCGACCGACCGTCTGGGCTACCCGCTGACCCTGAAACCGATACACCCGACGTTGTGCGCGGTGCGTTTCACCGGTAACCCGATGGCCCCCGACATCGCGGCATGGTACATAGCGGGCCGCGTGTACGACCCGTCGGAGGTTTGGCACGTCAAGAGCCACCTGGGCCGGGCCGGGTGGCCGCTGGGCCGCGGCCTGGTCGACACCAATAGCGACGCCATCGCCATGGGCGTCGCCTTACAGAGCTACGCCGCGGGCTATTTCGTTAACGGCGGCATGCCGACCGGTGTTCTGAAGATTCACCGGCCGGAGGTGACCCAGGCCCAGGCCGACGACGCTAAAGCCAAATGGGTTACCAAGTACGCCGGGACACCGACGCCCGCGGTGCTTAACGAACTGACCGACTTTACGCCGGTGGCGTTTAACCCGGTCGACAGTCAAATGGTGGAGTCGCGGCAGTTTTCGCTAGTCGAGGTGGCTTTACTGTGGGGCGTGCCGCCGTCGAAGCTGGGCGCCTCGGTCGGCGGTGGGACCTACAAAAACGCCGAGATGGAAGAGGTACAGGCCCGTAACGACGCCGTGGCGCCGTGGACCACGCTACTGGAGGAATCGGCGTCGTTGGCGTTGGTGCCACGCGGCCAGAACCTGATTTGGGACCTGTCGGCGTCTCTGCGTACCGACACGCTTAGCCAGTACCAGGCGTACCAGGCGGCGTTAGGCGGCCCAGGCCCACAATCACAATGGCTGTTGGTCGACGAGATACGCGCCCGGGAAAACCTGGACCCGGTGACCGTGGTACTCGAGGCCGACCAAACGTTGTCGGCGACTATCGCCGACGCCCTACCGGAACCGGAACCGGAACCGGCGCCGCCACCGGCGACAGGTCAAGTACCCGCCATGCCGCCTGTCGCCGGTGGCCCGGCGACACCCAACCCGACCGAACCGGCGATGGCGGGCGCCACCAACGGAAAGGCGAACTAATGGCCGTCTGGGATACCGCCTACGTAAACGACCTGCCCGACTCGGCGTTTTTGTTGATCGCGCCGGGCGGCAAGAAAGACGCCGACGGCCGCACGATGCCGCGCGACCTTCGGTACTTCCCTGTCCGCAACGCCGCGGGCGAGGTCGACACCGCCCATTTGCGGAACGCCTTAGCCCAGATACCGAAGGAGTCGACGTTGTCGGCCGCGCAACGACAGACGGCGATGGATAAGGCGAAAGCCATGGCCAAGGACCACCCGACCGTCGGCGGGCCGTCGGGTACTTACGCCGGGTCGGCCAGCTCGGGCCGGGCCCGCGGCCCGTTCCCCGTCGAATGTCGAACGCTGGCTTTCGAGCTGGAGCTACGCGACGACGGCGACGGGCGAACACTTCACGGCCGGGCCGTACCCTACGGCGTGACCGCCGAAATACCGGCCGGTACCGAGCGTTTCCTACCGGGCGCCTTCGCCCGCCAGATAGCCACCGACGGCGCCATGGGCCGAATAAAACTGTTCGGGTCGCATAACCAACGCCTGTCCGGCGAGTTCGGCGTGGGTAAAACCGTGTCGTTGTCGGAACGGTCCGACGGCCTACACGGCGCGTGGCAAATGTACGACACGCCCAGAGGAAACGAGGCGCTACACCTGGTCAAAACCGGCGAGGTGTCTGGACTGTCGGTCGGGTTCAAACCGTTGTCATCGCGCCGGGCGCACGACGGCACCTTGGAACGTGTCGCCGCCCACCTGGACCACGTCACGCTAACCAACGACCCGGCGTACACCGACGCCGCCGTGTTGGCCGTCCGGACCGCCCACCCGATAGGCACCTACCGAACCGACCTGGAACGCGCCCGCGGGCTACTCGACCGCGTGTTGGCCGGAAACTAAACCGCCTGTACGCCCGTCTGAGGCCCGCAAACGGGTCGCGACGACCCGATACCCGCCGCGCCGACCAGGCGTTTTGTATATTGAGCGGCGTAGTCACCGACACGCCCGGATAGCTGACACGCCGCCCTAGCGGTGACACGGCAAGAGGTGACCCGGTGGGCGACCGTTACGCGCCGACCCGCCCGGCGCCCATCGTGGAGGTTTACCCTTGCCGAACCGTCTAATGGATCGGTTAGCCACCGACTACCGGGCGTTAACCGACCAATACGAAGAGATAGTTAACCGTTGCGGCGACGAAGGCCGCGACCCGACCGAACAAGAGGCGTCGATACTCGACGGCCTACGTACCGAAATGGGGCCGTTGGGCGAACGGTTGGTGGAGCTGCGCGCCACCGACGACCGGGTTTACGCCGCCCGGCGTGCCGTGGCCGAGGCGCCGTCGATGGCCGACACGTCGACCACGTCCAGCGCGACGGCGTTGGTTCACGTCCGATCAGAACCGGAGATATACCGGCGCGACGCCCACCCGACCGAACGGTTCAGCTTCTTTCGGGACTTGATGCACGCCCAACTAGACAACGAAATCGAGGCGCGGAACCGTCTGGAACGTCACGGCCAGATGCTGCGCGCCGCGGGTACCACGACCACCGGCGCCGGTGTTGTGCCGCCGACGTGGCTATTCGAAGAGTTCGCCAGCATCGCCCACGGCGCCCGACCGTGGGCCGACACGCTACGCCGGGTCGGTATCGACTCCGCTAACCCGGTCAATATCGGCATACAGAACACGCCGGGCGCGGCGATCACCGCCCAGGCGTCAGAGAACACGGCGCCCAACGACGGGTCGTTTAACGCCACCGTGTTAACCACGTCGCCTAAGACCTACACCGGCAAGGTCGACGTGTCCCGCCAACTGGTCGACGGGTCGAACCCGGCCGTCGACGGCATCATCTACGCCGATTGTGTGGGCAACTACAACGAACAGATCGAACAGGCCGTGGTCGCCGCCTTCGAGGCGGCGTCGGGTTTCGCCGCCACCATCACCTACCCGGGTACCGCGCCGGTGTACGCCAACCTGCCCGATGCGTTTATCGACGCGTCGGCGTCGGTTCGCAAGCATCGCAAATCGCCGCCGCGGGTCGTGTTCTGTAGCGAAGGCGCCTGGGCGTATATCGCCAAACAGAAGGACCAACAGGGGCGCCCGCTCATCACGACCGGTTACCACGGCCCGGTAAATGCCTACGGCCTGGGCGAGGCCGTCGTATACGGCCACGTCGCGGGCGAGGTGGTCGGCCTGCAGGTCGTCCCGTCGTGGGCCGGTGTCGACAACCACCTGTACGTTTCGAAGGCCGACGACCTGTTGTTGTTGGAATCGTCAACCTTCAACTTCCGCTACGAAGAGGTCCTAGGCCCGCAATCGATCCGTCTCGGCGTGTGGGGTTACGCCGCGCCGGTGTTGGCCCGCTACCCGGGCGGCATCGCCAAAATCGACGCCGGAGCCACGATTCCGGCGCCCGCCGAGGCCGAAGCAACCGCCGAAGAGGAAAACTCTTCGGGTCGTAAGGCCAAGTAGCGACGATGGCCGCGGCCTGGCCCGCCGTCGCCGACGTGAAGGCGTTTCTACGCCTAGGGTCGAACGACACGACCGACGACGCGTTGGTGGCGTCCGAGCTGGCCGCGGCCATCGCCTGGGTTACCAACCGGGTCGACCCGATATACACCACGCCCAATAACGCCGACTACCTACCCGACCCGTTGTATTCGGCGGCGTTGCATGAGGCCGGGCGCCTCTACCGACGCCGCGACAGTGTCGACGGAACCATGGGTTGGGGCGATATGGGCGTGGTACGGGTCGGCCCGAAAGACCCGGACATCGAAACCATGTTGGCGCCGTATCTGTCGGTGGTCCTGGGTTGAGTACCCAGGCCATAGACCTGCGCCCGGCCCGGGTCGACCTTCACCTCTACGGCGGCGACGACGTCACGTTGGTACTCGCCGTCACCAACCCCGACGGGTCGGCGGCGAACCTGTCCGGCGCCGCCGCGGCGGCCGCCATAGCCAAACCGAACGCCGCCAACCCGGCCGCCACGTTCGGGGCGTCGATAGCGGCCAACGTGGTAACCCTCACACTGGACGGCGCCCAGACGGCCGAGCTCGACGGCCCGTACGTCTGGGATTGCCAACTGACCTACACCGGCGGCGCGGTGTCGACCATCGCCGCCGGTGACGTCAAGGTGACACCGGACGTGACCCGGTGAACGTCACGGTGTCGGTACCGGCCGCGCCGGTCGTCGACGTCAAGGCGATAGGCCCCGAAGGCCCGACCGGCCCGCAAGGCCCGCAAGGCCCACCGGGCGCCACCGGCGCCACCGGCGCCACCGGGCCACCCGGGGCGACCGGCCCGCAAGGCGCGACCGGCCCGGCGCCGACGTCGCCGTTCGTTATCACCTCCGGCGCGGCCGCCCAGATACCGTTAACGGTCAAGGCCGCGGCGGGCCAAACCGCCGACCTGTTCGACATTCTGGCGTCGGACGGCGTAACCAAACTGTTCGGGTTCGGCCCGCCCGCGTCGCCTCTGCGCCAGATGATCTTTAACGGGTCGAACCTGCTTATCGGTGGTACGTCGCCGTCGGACTTTTGGGAACCGCTGCTACGTCTGTACTCGTCGGGTTACAACATGACCACCACCTTTAAACAGGGTTCGGCCATGGAAATCGACTGCGGCGGCGCGGCGGTTGTTTTCGCCAACGATTCGGGCAGTAACCAACCGATCAAGTTCAACCTGGGCGGCGCCGCCCAGATACCGATACAGGTGACCGCCGCGGCATCGCAGACCGCCGACCTGTTGCAACTGTTGGCGTCGGGCGGCGCGGTGCTGGTAAAGGTGAACGCCGCGGGCGTGGTTTTCCCTGTCCAGGCGCCGACGGCCTCGGCGCCCGCCTACGTCAAGGGTGGCGTGTATTTCGACACCACCCTAAACAAACTGCGCGTCGGTGGCGCCACGGCCTGGGAAACGGTGACGTCGTCGTGACCTGGGACCGGTCGAAGGTGGCCGACGCGTTGGTGGCCGTGTTGACACCGGCCACCGGCGTTGTCGTCCACCCGTTACCGCCCGAAACGATCAACCCGAACTGTGTTGTCGTCGGCCGCCCGACGTCGGTTACCTACGGGTCGTTCGGGTTCGGTATCGACGAGGCCGAGGTTCCGGTAATGGTGGTCGGCGGCGTCGAATCCGAAGAGGCGATAGACGGCCTCAAGGCGTCGTGTCGGGCCGCCGTGTTCGCCGACGCCACGTTGGGCGGCAAGGTCCAACGGGCCGTCGCCACCGGGGAACGGAACTGGCGCAACTACACCGGCGCCGGTGGTATCCAACTGTTGATCGTCGAGTTAGTCCTACAAATCACCATGTAAGAAAGGAACCGAACCGATGCCTACCCGAACCGCCGAGGCCGAAGAGGCGAACGGCCCGCCCGAAGTTTCGTTAACGGCGGCCGGTGACCCGGTCGCGCCGTCGGCGACGCCGCTTATCCTTAACGACGGGTATTTCGAGCTGGGCGGCGTGAACCTGTCCTGCCTGGTCAAGCATCTAGAGGCAACCTTCGCCGAGAACAAACCGGTTACGGTTACGTCGTTTTGCGGCGAGGTCGACTATCCGGGCGTGGTCAAGTACCACCTGCGGGCCACGCTTTACCAAACCTTCGACACCGGCGCCACCTACGCCACCCT